AGTAACTCCATTGTTAGCCGCTACAGATGCATCATTTGTTAATGCGCTTCCAGTTACATCAGGCGGTACAGGCGTTACAACGGCTACAGGTACAGGCTCAGTTGTTCGAGCCACAAGCCCCACGCTAGTTACGCCAATATTAGGTATCCCAACTTCAGGCACACTAACAAACTGTACGGGCCTTCCTTTATCTACAGGTATTACTGGTACACTAGGTGTTTCTAACGGCGGTACAGGCGTTACAACCTCAACGGGATCTGGCGCTAACGTATTAAGCAATAGCCCTACGTTAGTAACTCCAGCATTAGGTACACCTGCATCGGGTGTTCTCACAAATGCTACAGGGCTTCCGTTATCTACAGGTATTACAGGTACACTAGGTGTTTCTAACGGTGGTACAGGCGTAACTACAAGTACAGGTTCAGGTGCTAATGTATTAAGCAATAGTCCCACCCTTGTTACTCCTGCTTTAGGAACTCCGTCATCGGGTACTCTTACAAATTGCACAGGCTACACATACGCTAATTTGGCTGGAACTGTTCCAACGTGGAACCAGAACACAACCGGTAACGCAGCTACGGCGACTAATGCTACCAATGCCACACAAATTACAAACGCAGGTGGTTGGAATGTCACCCCTAGTGGCACAACCTTATATTTTAGCTATAATGGTACAAACGTAGGGTCATTAACTTCAGCTGGTGACTTTACATGTATTGGTAATGTAACAGCATACGGGACAGTATAACTATGGCACTTAACGCATCAGGCCCAATTAGTCTAGGCGGAGCTACCGCAGGTCAATCTATTGCTTTAGAGTTAAGCCTAGGCACTTCAACGCAAATCAGCCTTAATGATACAGTCGTTAGAACCCTTGCAGGTGTTGCTAGTGGCGCAATTACAATGCCTACTAACTTCTATGGAAAATCAGCTTCTATTCCGTTTGGTTGTGCTACCTACACAACAGCAGGGTCTTATACATTTGTGGTACCAGCTGGAGCAACTAATATTTCAGTGGTTACCGTTGGTGGTGGGGCATATAGAGGAGGTGGCGGAGCGCTTTCATACACTAATGCCATAGCAGCTACGCCAGGGGAAAGTTTAACTGTTGTTGTTGGTGCTGGTGGCGCATTTGGGGTTAATCCTAACGGTGGTGGAAATGGTTCTGGAGGTAATAGCTCTATTTCTAGAGGGGGTACTGTTCTAATTAGGGCAATAGGTGGTCGCCTCCCTAATGGCGGTCCAGCTGCCTGCGGTGTAGGCGCTGTTCGATACAGCGGTGGGAGAGGTAGGTGTACAACCTGTGCAGGCTCAGTAGGCGGTGGTGGCGCAGCTGGGTTCGCTGGTAACGGAGGCAATGCTGCTCAAAGTTATAATGTAGGTGGCTCTGCAGGTGTAGGTGGTAGCGCTGGCGGTGGTGGCTGTAACGGTTATGTCGGCGGTGGCGGCGGTGTTGGGTTGGTTGTTCAAGGAGCAAATGGTGCAGGTGGTGGTACTACCAGTGGAGGTCAAGGTGGCCGCGGCGGTTCTAGTGGCACAAATGGCGTAGGGGTAACCACCTCAGCTAGTGGCAATGTTGCGTTTGGAGGAGCGCGAGGTGGTGGTGGCGGCTCATCATGGAACGCTTGTAACGATAAATACTCACCTGGAACTGCAGGTGGCGTTCGTATTATCTACGGCGGCATAGGCAAATCATACCCAAGCAATTCAGCACCATAAAAGAAAAGGAATAAAAAATGTTACAAGACTTGGTAATTAAATTAAATGAAAATAAACAACCACTAGGTAACGAGGTGGAAAGCCATCCATTACTGTATACAAACATAAAAGCCATTACGCCTAATGCAACACTGTCTGACGAACGTGCAATCCCTGCAGAAGTAGAACAATATGGCTACGGCGTGTTTGAATGGGCTTGGGCGCCTGAGGTACTGCATACTCAAACTGCTGAATCAGTTGGTGTTACTTGTCATGAAGATGGAATATTTCGCCCAACTTTTAATGTTAGAGCATCAACGCAAGAAGAATTAGATGCGAAATACGCACAGGTTGCCGCAGAAGTTAGGGGGCGTAGAAATTTTAAACTTTTGCGCTCAGACATTACACAACTGCCACAGGCAACAGAACAAATGAAAGCTAAAGCCGCCGAGTGGGAAGTGTATCGCCAAGCATTAAGAGATATTCCAAGCCAAGAAGGATTTCCGTGGGACGTTACATTTCCTACTGCTCCGAAAGCTGAATAATGCAATCATTAAAAATGAAAATAGATGGGTTTGATGTATTAAACGGCACAATTTTAATTAAATTTGCTGGTGATACTGCAGAAAAACCTATTGATGAATATCCATCACACAAATTTAATGTAGTTGAAGACAATGAAAATGTTACTTTAAATGCAGTTTTAAAAGCGCTTGCTCAAACTGGATGGAACATAGCTTTTCAACAAGAAGTGGCAGAACAAACAGCAAAAAATAATGAAAAGGTTGCAATATATCAAGCTTTAATTGGCTCATCTTATGAGTATACTGGGGAAGAGCTTTTTGCTCCTGAAGCGTGTGTTGCTGAAGATAATCAACCGTCAACACAAGGTTTAATGGTGATATGATTGTTGATAATGTATTGCCAAAGTCATACGCAGACGAAGTTAAAAATGCGTTATGTTCTGATACATTTCCTTGGTATTTTAATAATGGGTTAATTCCCAATGCCACTAATTTAATTGATCCGTTTCAATTTACGCATAATATTATAATAGATGGTGAGGCTCGTTCAGACGTATACGCACTGATTAAGCCGATGCTATATTTTATTGAGTGGCACACAAACATAAAAATAAAAAAAGTTGTGCGAATAAAGGCAAACTTAATTACTAGAAACAATAGCGCATGTGATGCCAGCAGGACGATGCATCAAGATAAAGTTGGTAATTACAAAACTTTTTTATATTATGTGGATGATAGTGATGGCGACACAATTCTGTTTTCAGAAGACAAAAAAACTGAAACATTGAAATTGACACCGCAAGCAAATAAAGCTCTGTATTTTGATTCATCAACTTGGCATGCATCAGGTATTCCAGTCGTTGCGAAAAGACGAGTTGTAATAAATTTTGTATTTGAGGTAGAAGATGAGCCAAGTTAAAGGCATCAATCCGCGTCATTCATTTGAGTATGATGGTACGCATGTAAATGTATACCACGGAAATAATGGCGAAGGATTGCCAAAGCATGACCACAGCTATACGCATTGCACAGTTTGCTACGCTGGCAAGCTTAAAGTTACTAAAGAAAACTTAGAGCTTGTGCTGACCAAAGACAGTCAACCAGTAGTATTAAAAGCTGGTGAATGGCATGAATTAGAAGCCATTGAAGATGGAACCGTATGGTCTAATTTGTTTGCGGTAGAATTTATGCGTTGTGATCAGGCACAACACAATGGCTACTAAAAAGTACCTTATTAGATTTAACAAGTCGCGTGGACAAGAAGGACGAGGCACAGTAGACCACGTTTGGCGAGTGTTTGAAAATGACTTTGAATACCTATGCAAGCATGTGAATATTAACGTATCGTCACGTAGTGAGCGTACCGGAGATGATTGGAACATTGCGTGTGATGGCACAATGACTATAGACAAAGAAACATCAACTATAAGTATTAACTAATATGAAACTATCGGAACACTTTAGTTTAGATGAATTTACCGCATCAGAGACAGCAGTGCGCAAGGGGATTGACAACACCCCACCACCAGTCGTTACGGAAAAACTTCGTATGTTGGCTGCTACATTGGAGCAAATTCGTAGCTTACTGGGCAATAATTCCATTCGTATATCTAGTGGTTATCGTTGCCTTGCTCTTAATCGTGCTATTGGAAGCGGCGATTTATCTGCGCACGTACTGGGTTATGCCGTTGATTTCACGTGTCCGGGCTTTGGTACACCGAAAGAAGTAGCTAACAAGATTGCGGAGTCGCCAATTAAATTCGACCAGTTGATTTACGAAGGTACATGGGTGCACTTAAGCGTAGACCCACGCAATAGACGTGAAGTACTTACTGCTACATTTAAAGGCGGTAAAGCTAAGTATTCAAAAGGGATTGCATGACTTTTCAAGGTGTAGGGGGCAGACGTTTTTTATTTGCGGTGGGACTAACGTTCCTGTCCGCTGCGCTGCTTTACGCTGGTAAGTTGACTAGCGGTGACTTTACTAGTATTGTAAACTTTAATGTAATAGCCTTAGTAGCTGGGCACACTGCAGACAAGTTTGCAGGTAAAAAGAATGATTCCTCTTCCATCTAATGTTAAACTGATTGCCGCAGGGGTAGCCCTTGCTGTGACTTTTGTTGCTGGCTGGACCGTTAATGGTTGGCGCCACGATGGTGCATTGAAAAAAGCACTCGAAGAAAAGATAGAGTTGCAACAGGCTTACGATGCCTATGCTAGAGAAGTAGCTGCTAAGTTCCAAAACCAACAAGCGGAACAGGCTATTGTATATAGGGACCTAAAAAGGAAGATAACCGATGTTACGGATAACAGGATATGTTTTGCTGACGGCAATGCTCTCAGCGTGTGGAACAGCGCTCTTACAGGGGACGTGCCCAAAGCCACCACAGGAACTACTAAAACGACCACCAGCACCGAT